GCTTCTCTTAATGGTTTTCTTACACCAAAACAAAGTAGAAGTGCTTTTAGTCGTTCTAATAATGCAGTAGAAACCCCGGTATGTTCGTAGTACCTCTCTTCTTCCCAAGGAGGCATTGGAAAGTTTCTACCCCTATAGTAAAAGATAAATTTTTCATGCTCATTAAAAAACTTATCACCAAGCTTAAAATGATCTGGGAAGTTCTGAGTTAAATCGTAAATTATAGTATCTACAGCGTAGCGTAGATTTAAATCCATGTCCTCATAACTATAATTTTGAACCCCTAGTGTCCTGGAAATCTCAGGGGTCCAACTTCTAAATCTATTTTTGAATAAAATAGAGTCTGTGGCTAAAGCATAATAAATTAAGTTTGGAATATAAGATTCATATAATTCATATAAATTATCACCGCTTACAGCAACAGTATCTGAACCGAAAACAAGGTTCACTAAAGTTTGAATAGATTCCTTTGTTCCTTTTCGCTTATATATGGATACTATGTGTCTAAGTTGGGTTCTCCATCTCCTAGTATCATTACCTAAAAGATTCCACCCAATCAAATCTGCCATATAAGGAAGTAGCTCCTCTGGGCATCGTTCTATATCATATAAGAACTTTATTAAATCCGCTTCTGCTGTGTTATCCGCAAGACCATAACTTATAGCTCGCAAAAACTTATGCATAGGCCCAACAGGAACTTTGCCCTCTTCTAAAAGTCCCGCATCCTCATAAGATTCAAAGGCATCCCTTACAAAAGTATCTTTAATATTAAACCTATCAGAAGAATAAATAATACCAACTAAGGTTTTCAGCTTTTCTAGGTTCTGTGTTCCACTAGTCCAAGTCCCTACCCCAGAAGTATACGAATCTACAACTAACTTAGAATCCACCTCAGGATAGAAATTATTTCTCCACAAATATTCTTGAAAACACTTAACTCCATCAGTGATAGTTATGTGATCACCATCATAAAGAGTGCCTAAAACATCAATAATGGTAGAAGAGGGCGCATAACCATTTCCTCCACCCTCAGCATAAGGTCCAGTATTAAGAAACCAAAACCAAGACAGTGAGTTAGTCAAGTAGCTTCTTGTAGCTGATAAAGAGTTTCCAAAAACACTACTTGTGTCAGTATGAAGTGTTTCTGAAGAAGCAGCTAAAGTAGGAAGTAGGGTTCCACTCAAATAACTTATAAAAGCATCTTTTGTTTTATACTTAGAATATGCAGTTTTTAGTGGGGCTAAAATCTCTATTTCAAAATCATAAGGAGTAATATCAGTTCTATTAGCAGCAACATTAAAATAAGGAGCTATTCCAGATAAGCTACTAACCTCTGTGTTACCCAACAAGGTCGAGATATTTTCTGCTGCTATAATATGTGAATTAATTAAATCATTATATACATCCTCCCCCAGACCGCTTAGATTTATATCTTCCTGTAAATAATTTCCTGGGACTATACTTTCAACGACATCACTATAGTTTCGTTTAAAGTATATTTGGGGCTTCCCACCAAAATCACTAGGATGAGATATATTAGACATATTCTATATTTACAGTAGCATTATTTAGTTGGATAATCTCATTAAAGTCCGTTGTAATATCGTCCTCTATATTATCCACAGTTGAATATCTTACCTCTTTCAAAGAGGAGAATATCTCTCTATTTAACTCTCCTAAAACTAGGGTTTTTCCAAAATCCATATTGTTTACATCAAAGAAAGATTTAACAATCCTCATAATTTTTTGTTTAATTACTTCTTCAATTGCGCGAAGCTCTTTATCAACTCTAGATGTGATTACTAAATCTACAGTCCTTATTACTCCATCTACAATTACAATATCATCAGTAACCATTCTTAATGGATCAATATCATCTAAAAGTTCTTTTTTGTATGTGGGAGAAGCTTTTTGTAGTTGTAGGTCTGATGCTTTCTCTAAGGTATAGATATCAATAACATTCCCCGAACTGTAAGCCTTTCTAGTAGCAGCTAAAGCCTTACCAGTCTTTCCAGTAGTACTAACAAACCTATTACAAAAAGAAGTATAATCTTCTAATGTTACTAGCCTATTTATCTGCTTAAATGCTAATGGTCCGTATTTTTTAGCGTGTTCTAGGGTTTCTGCGTCTGCGCCGCCCGTAGCCATAGAAATGTTTTCTACTATACCGCTATCATCACCAATAGTAATAGGAACATTTATAACCTCACTTTTAATATTCCCCCTAGTTCCTCCGCCCACTCGATAATTCACAAAATACTTAGCCCCTGTTGGGGGCGAGTTCGCCGCTACCCCATCCCCAAATACGATAGTAGCCCCATGAGTATCATCGTACACTATTTGATATTTATTTGTTCCAGAAGTGCTATCAAAATATAAATTCTCTACATAATCCCAAGAGCCGACAACAGACTCATCTAAAGAAGAAACATAAACATTAACACTACCCTCAATTACAGGACTTTTGTTAAGAGAAATTCGTTGCACAGCATCTAAGGAAGTAAACTCTCCTTCTTCTGTAATAAAAGCTCCCTCTAACAGAGCCAAATTAGTGTATACACTACTCAACATATTATCAGATTCTGCAACATTTAAAGTAATTCCACTATCCTTCTCCATAGGATCTAGTGTTCCATTATTATCAACTTTATACAAGGTATAATTTACGGGGGTTCCGTCCTCTGGAGAAGTAATACTAAATACTCTTTTACCCGCTGGGATAGTAATATTTGATGCGTCATAAGAAGGTACACCATCAAAAGTTAGCTTGGCTGTTGCTGCCGCTGCTGCGGGGCCCAACATTCTAATCCCAATAAGCTCTAATAACTTCTTAACACTTGTACGCTTCTTTGCTGTTTTTAAATAATTCTCATTGGCAAGCATATCGGATTTTAAGGAAACTACTGCGCCCATATAGGCAACCAGCTCAATCAGCATTACGCCTAAATCAGACTCTTGAAAATTATTGTAGTCTAGCGGATATACTGCCTTAATATAATTTATTAAGCTATCTCTAAGATCTAAGAAATCTGATCCCGCAAAATTAATAAACTCCTCTTTTTTACTATCAGGAATACTAAAAACTTTCAGGAAATCAGACTTAACTTCTCCAGTAAAACCAGTCATGCTATTTTAACCTCAACATCAAAAATAAGATCTTCATACTCTTTTAGGGAAGCGATTAAGACTATTTTTAGTGCTTGTAATCCCTCGGCCCCATAATCATCTAACGGAAAAACACTAAGCTTGTTTAGTGTTACTTGGGGAGCATAATTAGAAACAGCACTAATAATCTCCTCTTTAATCTCCCTAAAGAGAAAAGAGTCCATTGGTTGGAATAAAAATCTCTTTAAGTTTGCACCATAGTTGGGCAGCATAATTCGCTCGCCGCGCTCAGTAGCTAATAATTGGTGTAAGTTCTTTTTGGCTAGTTCAATTCCCGACTGTTTAGCAAAATAACCCCCCTCAGTCTGTTTGCCTATAGGGAAAGCTAAACCATATCTCTTGGCCCAACCTTTTCTCTCTACATCAAACCTTTCTGGTTTTTCTGATAAAACTCCGTAAATAGATACTTCACTCATTATGTTTGAATATTTTTAAAGAATATTGATTGTGCATCAAAATTCTTTTTAGCCTCCTCTATAGTTAGGGCTTTTCCGTAAATTTTAAAACTTCCTAGGTGCCCCTCCAAGCCACTTCTTGTGCCTTGATTAGTTCCCATAAAACCACCATCATATCGCATACCGTCAGTATACCCACTTCCTAAAATCCAAGGAGTAAAATAAGAAGTTAGTTTTGGTCCATGCTGTAAAGGAGACACCCTACCCATGTTTGAAGAGTTGTAATTAAAACTATTTTCCTTCACAAAAGTTGGTAAGGATGGGGGAGTAAAGGCCCCATTTCCAAATGTTTGGGGTATAGATGAGGTTGTTAACAACTCTCCATCACATGCTATCCGCACTTCATTCTTTGGAACATCAACAGAAACATTAATATGCACAAAATTAGAAGAAGTATCAGCTAAACTAGCCCCATTAACTGTTTTCTGTATATCAACTGCACATTTATAAAATCCTGGGTCAGCAGCACAATTAACTATATCAGTTGTGTTATTAATAAAAACCACATCGCAAGTGTTTACAGATTGAGTAGGAGCAATATAGAAATTAATTCCGTTGTCTGGGTGATTATCGGCAATATCAGTACTTGAATTTAATCCAGATACTATGGACCTGTCAGTAGTAAATCCCATAACAAAACCCTTTGTAACATCTGATCTATCAGAATATGGCACTCTTTCTGGGTCTGTTACTTCATAATCCCCTCCAGTGTTTTCACAGCCTAAAATAATCTTGTGAAATTGTGGGGTTCCAGTAAAATCCCAGCCCGCAACAGTACTAGCAGAACCTATTTCGGGTACATGGGTCCAAAAATCAAAAGAGAACCCCGTATCTGCATAAGTTAAATCATTAATTTCTTTAATATCGGGTAATTTTACATAGCTTCCTACCGAAGAGAACGAAGAAGTTGTAGAATCATACCCTCCGCCACCAATTCCCCTTAGATACGGTATCCCCAGCCCAGAAACAATAGTACTTTCTGAAGACTCCCCTACTAATTGAGCATTTCCGTATAAATTATCCGTAGCACAGTTCAATACTTGATATGTTGGTGACCCAGGATTACTTAAAACATTGGATCTAAGAAATTATAAACAAAT